CTGTATCTTCCTCTGCTTATATAAATCCTCTGTCTCTTCTGTCAGTAGATAGTCATAGTCTCCCAAATACCCTGTATTATTATTACCTCTGTAAAGACCATCCATATTTTCTGTATTATTAAACACACCAGCAACACCATAATAATCCTGCTGAGAAAACGGATCGAACTTATGATCGTGGCATCTTGCACAACTTAAAGTCATACCTAGAAAACCTCTAGTAATAGCATCTATCTGGTCATCGTTACGATCTGCTACGAACTGTTTAGTTTGTGCCTGTATATTTTTAGTACCTATTGTTAAAAAGCCTGTAGCTATCCTATTTTTATTATATTCTTCATAACTTTTATGTGGTAGTAGATCACCAGCTATTTGTTCTTTGATAAATTGATCGTATGGCTTATCATTATTAAAACTATCTATAACATAATCTCTATATCTCCAAGCATACGGACTAACTAAATTTCTATCCTGTCCAGATGATTCTGCATATCTTGATACATCTAACCAATGTCGTCCCCATTTTTCTCCAAACCCATCATCCTGCAATAAACTATCAACTAACTTTTCATACTTATCTTCTGATGTGTCATTTGTATAACCTAATATTTGCGTAATACTCGGTGGTAGGCCAATAAGATCGAAATAAAGCCTACGAACAATAGTATAGTCATCTGCTACCTCCACTGGTTTTAGTTTATGCTTTTCTATTTTTAAATTTAGTATAGCATCTATTTCTGTACCATCATCATATTTAGCTACAGGAGGTTTAGTAACTTTTTTAAATGCCCAGAAATTTCTAGCCTGTCTTAATTCTATAGCCCTATTCTCAGACTTATACCTTGGGTCAGGCATACCCATTTTAATCCATTGTCTAAAATTGTTGACAACTTCTTCACTTAGAGGATTATCTGGTGGCATATCTCCAGACTCAATATAGTCTAATAATAAACTCTCATCCATCTTACCGGGAACAACTGATGGCCCAGAATCTCCACCATTTAATATGCCTTGCCTAGTATCTAAAGACAAACCACCCTTCACATCTTTAGAATTAGAAGAATGACATGAATAACATTGAGTAGTTAATACAGGTTTAATATTTTGTTCAAAGAACTTTATACCAGTTTCTTGCCCTACTACAATATTAGAATATAAGATGAAACTAATCAGAAGTATTTTTCTTAACATTTTTATTGCCCTTCACCCACTTAGGCTTGTATGGACAATTAATACACCGTGAGCCACAACATTGTTTTCTTGACAATAAATACTCTTTACTTAGTGGCTTTGTCATTTAGTTTTATAATAGTCCAGTATTTACTTCCACAATGATTATCTACCCATTCTTCTGCCATATATTTATAAACGAAAGGCCCAAATATCCTATCATCCTGTTCACCAATATCAAACTTACTTAATTCAATAGTAAATTTAGCAAACTTATTAGTCACCACAATATACATTTATTCCTCATCTACAATCTTTTTCATCTTCTTTTCTACACTTTTAATTGTTTTTATAACAGGAGCAGACAATTCATAATCATCTTTATATGCAATAAGAGCATCTAAAATCCTCCATGCTTCTTGTGCTGTAATATTTGTATCCATTATTTAATAATCAACCTCATCAAATTCTGCATCGACATCCGAATTATCGTTAACATCTATACCACTCAATAGGCTAACGTCAAGAATTACTTTTTCTTCTTGTCTTTTATAGGGAACTTTAGGAGGAATCTCAATGATTATAGACGTAAGTATACTACCTGAACCAACAAAAAACAATGTTCCGATTAGACTTATCATTACATAACCAAGTGTATTAGTATCGCTCAAGATATTCTTCTCCATTCTTCATTAGTTTATCAACATCCTCAATATACTTTTCTGCCTCTTCTATTGTATTAAATTCAACTCTCTTTTTCTTAATCATTTTACAAGGTAGGTACAAAGCATTATCACCTTTATAAATTACATACCTATCTGTATCTTCTTGTCTTATATTATACATATTATACTCCTGTAGGCACTACAGTATCACAATTATGTGTGAATACTATTCCTTTGTTTTCCGGTGCTGGAAATGGTTTATCAAATTTATATACCTGAGAAACCACCCAACCATATTTATCTTTATCTTCATTCCATCCAAAGTTATTATCTTCATCCACCTTATGTCTATTATAATCACTTATCCATTCTTGCATATCCTCATACTTAAAACTATGACTAAATGTTATTGTACCAATAATTCTAGCTTTAAACTTCCCAAATTTACCGGGAGTTTCAATTAGTGCTAATTCTTCTCCCTCATATTTTAATGGAAGTGGATATGTTCTTGTCTCAACACATTTATCTAAGTTTAGTAATAACTCAGCAAAAGGTGCTTGTATATTTATACCTATCATTTAGTTCTAAATCCTATTGATAAACGATAACAATTTGACCAAACTCCATGCCAACTAGGTGCTAAAAAGTATCTTATGTTTAATCCTTTAACATCTGTATCAACAATTACTTTACCATCTCTATAAAATAACATACCACTGTCGCCTGTTTCGCTCCAACTAGCATACATTCTTGCACCGGGATAATCACCATTAGTATGCCAACTCATACCTCCACCGGGAGGATAACCCATACAATTACTGTACTTAATATAATTATCAGAGACAGAATAATCAAATACTTTTCTTTTTATAGGTTCGTCTACCTCAATATAAAGAGCATGTTCTGCTACATCAATATTAATGTCAGGATTAGAAGGTGGATCAACCATAGATGGTTTCCAACTACCTCTTTCACTAATATCTTTACCCTTAATCCATTCTAAAGGGTCTATATCGGTTAAATCAACATTAAAAATCCGCATGTTTAACAATATATTCTTGTAGGGTATTTTTGAGAATCATCAAATCCATTATACTCATAGGATGCAAACTGTCAATATAGCCCCAAGTAATTTCTCCATTTTCTGATTCGTATGGTCTAAACACTTGCATAGATTTTATATCTGAATTAGTCTCACTATCGACTATTTTAAACTTTATTGTGTCTTGCATTTTATTAGTAACCTTATTTCTTTAGATTACTAACAATACACCGCTAATCTCTATATGAACACAAAATACTTACTCATAACAATCTGCATCTTTAGGTGGTAATTCTTTTAATGTAGTACATATAATCTCAAAAGAACCACTCGTTGAAGCAGGTGATTCCAGAAAACGATAACCTAATTTCTGTAAATTTTGTAATGTATTTATTAACTTAGGACAATTAGGAACATTGGGAGCATGAGTATGGGTAGCCTCAAATCTTATACGATTGACCTTATATTTATCAAAATCTATACTATTGACTATATCTACATCATATCCTTCAACATCTATATATAATCTATCTATAGTTTCCAGACCATGCTCTTCAAATAGATTATTAATATTAATAGCAGGAAATTCTTGTGCTGTTATTTCAGTATGATTATGAGCCTGAAGATGTTCTTTTCTGAAAGAAGTATGATGACCCATACTACAATTACTATCTACATATAAAGTTAGTTCATTATTGTTATCTACTGTAATTGCTTTATCAATAAAATATACATTCTCAATACCTGCATAATTCTGCATACATTCATTAAGTTTATCTACACTAGGTTCGACCATTAAAACCTTACTTAATTTATCTCTGTTTTTCTTACAGAAAGCCAGAACATGATCGTCACCATCATTACATCCTATATTTACTATATTCATTTTCTTCTTTTATCTACTTTCCATTCTCTATAAGACGCTATAAAAAACCATGCAGTAGCTAAAATAGCTATAATATGTAATACCCTACCGAATACTTCCACTATTTAACTCCCATTTGTGGGTAATTAACCCTCATTACTATATTCATTTACACAATCTGTGGGAATCAAACCAATTAATGTTCTTTTTATAATATGTAGATTCTTCATGTCACTGGTATTTGTATCAATAAAAGAACGATTAAAATGGTGGTCTATAACCTTAGATAACACCCTGATTTCATTCTCGGTTAGAAGTACGTTTTTATACATTTTTCCCTTATAAATTAACTTTTTAACAACACTAACAATAACAGTATAACAGATAGGAATAAGCCTGTCAATAGTATCGACTATAACCATTATCTTTCTTTAAGAATATCTTGGGAAAACCTTATTTCTCACCAGCGATATAGGCAATAAGTAAAAATAAAAAGAAAATATGTTAAAATAGATCATATATGCTCAAAAAGGGGCATAAAAACAGTGATGCAGGAAATAGAAGTATGTATAATGGGTATATTATAATAATAATAGAAGGATATTGCTCTGTTCCTAATGATTCTAGCTACTTTGGTTCTAATCTTCTGGGAAAAACTTACTCATATCTATAGGAAGGTGATCATCTAGTTTATTATTTATAATTTCATCTACAGGTTCCTTAATTTGTATATTAAGTATATATTTCCCTTGACCTTTTTCCTGTAGAACTTCCTGTATGTACCTATCTATTTTCTGGCACATAGATTTGCAATCGAGATTTCCATCAATATTAAAATTAAGCATATCCCACTGACTGACAACATCTGACACAACCTGTTTAGTTTAGATAATACAAATATAACTTATGCTGACTGAGAACATCTGGAACAAACCTGTTACATTAGGTGATACAGCCAGAAAGATTCTACTGATAACAACATAATATTTATATGTAAATAATACTTATTCCAAAATTTCATAATCCAAAATTCCTATTAGAGATATTGATACTATTAGCCCTAGTACCATGTCCTGTACATATATATAATAAGTCGTCAACCTGCTGATGCAAGCTACGTTTTCGCTGACTACGAGCAACTGGGGCAATCCTAATATATTAGGTATTACACTTTGCTATATTTAATAGTTAATTCTGCTCCATTCAGATGACAAAAATAACTTTGAGTAATTCTAACTTTATCTACATCCCAAAAATCATCATGACTTCTGGTATATACATTTATCCTATACTTATTATCATAAACATTAACTGCTTTACAAGTTTCTAGATTCTCAGGTTTCTCGATTTGTTTGAATAAAAGTTGACAAACATCCACAGGGAGACTCATATTCTTTTCGTGTCTGGACATTTTAAAACCTTTGCCTTTCTACGTGTTGTAATTAAATCATGGGCAGCCATGCCCCCAAAAATTATAAGATATATTAATAAAACATATTCCATAAGACTGATTCTTTCCTTGACTACAGTGATCTTAGACTATATATATTATGCAGGTCGCTTATTAATACTAATTCTCTTGAGTTCAGAATAGATAACATTTATATAAATATATACACCCTCTCTTTCCTGCATCAATCAATCAACAGGAATACTAATAAGATTAAAATTATCGGCATATTTTAAGAACTTTCTAGTTGACAACTTAGTTTATCCCACTATAATAGTAATGAAGACAGTAGTTAGCCCCTGCCCGTCATCATCTATTTCATTATACTACTTATATCGTCTTTCACAATGGAACGAGTATTCTATTTTTTAATACTACTACACTTATAAACAATATCCCACATATGTATTTCGCTGACTTTATTCAATTGATTCAAACCTTATACTTTACATAAGACAATCATTATTATAATTAGTAATACTATTTTATTTTCTCCTGCACCACCGTACCTCTATACTATTATATCGGATAGGTGCCTCCATTACAATTAGAAAATATCTGTAAGTCCTTACCAGTAAACAACTTAGCTAATTTTCGCGGGCAGTTTTTGTGCCATAAAAGAAGACAGGCCGCCCCCACCACAAGGACGACCTGCCTGACGCACACCACGAAAGGAGAGCGATTAGAGAGCGTTAGCGTACTCCGACGCTAGATTCAACGCTCTGTTGTTTGAAGCACCGTTTTGTCCGAACCACAGACTTTCCATTCTGTTGTTCTCATTACGACCCTTCTTGTAATTAAGATACTCGTTGAAGCCATTGTAAGCTGCCCACCAAGTACCACGGACTCCCGGCATATCCTGCTTCGGCCCATGAATCGTAGCCAGAATATCTGCGATGACATTCTTTGTACGAGTCTTGAGATCCTCGTCAGCAGTCTTATCGACATTCAGGAGCATCTTGACGTACTTGCGAACGTCAGCCTGATTGAAGTCTCGACTAGCCAGAAACCGGAACTGTTCCGCAGTTGCCTCGAACTGAGCATTGATATTGTCCATGATGTCACGGACGTTATCAAGATTCGTCGCTGCACTACGAGTATGTCGGATTCTTAGCAGGCTACTCTGTTTGTGCTCATGAGCAAAAGCCAGAGTATTGACACATACGACACGGATGGGCGTGTAGCCTACACGAATAGCAGTTGTGCCATCGTGACTGTTGGAGAGAAGAATAAACTTCTGCACCTCATCACCCTTGACAATTTCGCTAGGATCACGGTTCAACTGAGCCAAGGCCCAGACCTTCTGACCGCCACTTAGCGAACCACCCGTGTGGAGACTACACTCTCCAGCGTCTACGAACGGCTGAAACCACTCGAACGCATCCTTATTCTGAAGAGGCACATATCGTGGCCCGACAACCCCCAGAATAGTTCCGTCCGTCTTGCGATACGTAGCCTTAGCAGGAACATCCTGCATACCATCCTTAGTCACAAGATCTTTGACGCCAACTTCCCAATCCAAACCTGAAGCAGTGATAGCTTCGCTGATTGTTGGAGCATTTTCCAATTTTTCACCAAGGCCATGCCAAGGTTCCGCTCCGGTGTAAAACATAGATTCAACATTAGCAGGCATTTTAGTTCCTTTCGTAAGAGTTTATTGCCTTTGTTCTCTCAGTATACCATATATATCGTCGAACGCAAGGGATATTCTTTAGAAAAAATAAAATAAACGTAAGTCGTTACCCAGTAAGGGTTTACGTCAGCCTTGCCCGCTGGCTTTACCATAACTACCCAAACCTTACAGTTTAGGTGTTACAGATACGATATGCCAAGATCACGTTCACACAACTCTGGTATAGTTCTGTAAGCACACTGATCTCTCATATAAGAGTACACACCTATACATTTAGCGATAGGCAGTTCTTCTTTAATACTTTTAATAATGTGCTTTACTGTGCCACCAGAGCATATGAGATCGTCAATAATAATATACTGACGAGTAGAAGCGCCCTCAATAATAAAATCCGAATACCCATCTATTTGTTTCCTTACGACAACGATATTCTTATTTAATAATTCTGCTATCTGTGGAACTACCATTAATCCACTAGTCCCACAACAAGCAATAGCATCATATGATTCATTATACTTTTTAAGATCCTGATAAGTAGTCATAATCATTTTATTACGATATTTATGACTCAAGATCCTAGACGTATGACTACACCCCTGTATAACCTTACCGTCTGGTGTTCTTCTGAACTCATCCAGTTCTTGCTGTAGAACATTCATTTAATATAGTCTTTATATTTATTAGTCAGTCTAGCTAGTCTGTCTGCCATGTAGAGACTATCTTCTTCACCAGTTATTTCACGCACTTTTGCTGTGTAAACTTGTTTAAGTTTATACTTAGCTTCTTTTTTAGTGCGGAACCATACCACTTTACCGTCTTCGTTTTCTATCCCATAGGTATAGCCATATCTAGTTTTAATCATTATCTAGTCCAATCCCTAAAAAGTTCCAATCGTACGCCTACATTCATTGTATCATTTATCGGTCTGTTGTCAAGATGTATAGTTTTGTTGCAGGTGAACGCACATTTAGTTGTCACACACCCACTACAAAATATCAAGAGTGAGACCAAACATAATCTATATACCATTCTATTAACTCCTTAAGAGTAATATCGTCATCTTCAAGGATTTTCTTTACCTTATCTGTCTCGATTTGATTCATCACACTCATTTTGTGATTAAGGTAACTTAGAATCGTCCCAATTTTCTTATCTTTATCCATAATAGCTCCGGCGAGAATCGAACTCACATTTGAGGTTTAGAAGACCACTGTTCTATCCGTTGAACTACGAAGCCGAATCAGAAGCCAGAGCCGCAGTCTTGGATATCCCCATTGACGCTGCGGCCCTGACTATCAGATTAGACTCCGGGAAGAATCGCGTCAGCCTTAGCTGTCTCGACTACCAGAGTTGCCTTGTGAGCATCTCCTGCTTCCTTGACACCGATACCGAACTTGCGGTTCCGTGCCACTTTCCAACCTTGCTCTGAATATTGCTTGACACCATCCGACTTAACGAGAGTCAGAGTTTCCTCTGGCAAACCGTCAACAAGAGCCTGTCGAATTGTATCCTCAACAACTTCAGTGTCAAGAGCAGATGCAGCAATCGTTACGTTAAAAGAAAAAGCCTTCATAATTATCTCCAAGTAAAAAGTGAACCAAACGTGTAAAACCATTATACTATATTTATCGTCATGCGTCAACTATAAACTTTACATTTTATCCTCCAATTCTTTATAATATTCTTGCATATCAAACTCATCTACCAATGCTTCTGGGAAATCGCTCCAGTTACCCTCATAAAACTCATCCTTACCATTATGCCAAATTCCGGCAAAACTCATTCCTGGCTCAAAATAGGACGCTTGTACGTCAAATCCCAAGACTATCAGCCTCTCATAGAATACCAACGGAGGACTCCATGCACTATCGAACGTTATACTGAGTTCATTGTCTACTCTAGTTGGCTCCAGACCATATCCGTCTTTGCACCCAATGTCCCACTTTGTACCCCAGTTCTGTAAACGCCATAGATACCAGCTAGTGTTGACATTATCATTTTCACTATAAGACCTACCCTCACCCATCAACTGTGTTGGATCACCGGGATCTCGTGGAGTAGGCAGGAAAGTTTCAATCGTCCAATCGTCACGATATGCTTTCTCGAACTTGTCCAGCATAGACTTATCATCGTGTGTAATAGTCAACTTATTTATGCACCAGTTAGGCATGGCAGACCTCCTCAAGTATGTGTACTCTGTTACCGTCTGTTACTAACATATCAAAGTGATAGTTGTCCCAATCAAAATCACCATCGTCCTCTTGTCGTCTCCAACTTGGCTCGACTATAGGATTATAGCATAATCTTTCTAGGTTGTCAATAGGCATACTATCTTTCTCTAGTATATCAAAATTCTCACATTCTACCCAACCACAAACATCC